AGATTCGGGGGCTTCCTGTCAGTTTCGTTTAAAAACTTTGGTTCACTTTGCGTGGTCAAACGTGTGTTCGCTTGCGTGGAGTGGGTTTTGTAATGCGTTGCGGGTTTTGGTGGTGTTTGTTCTTCTGGTATTGCAGCGAGTTTGCCTGCTGTTTTGGCATTGACATAGCGCGCTCCAGCTCTGGAGTTGCAGCTACGGCATAGGACCCTGCAGTTCTCCAGTGTGTTGGCGTCGATTGGGTTGGTGAAGGTATCTACTGGCCTGATGTGGTCGATGGTGTTGGCTTCGTTGCCACAGATTGCACAATGGTTGTCGTGTTCTAGTAGTTGTTTGCGTATGGCTTTGAAGGTGGAGTGGCTTCGTGCTTTGGTGTTGTGTGCGGTCATTGTGTTTCCTTTGGTGTTTTATCTAGCGCCCTTGGCTACGCCTGCGGTTGCTTTCGGTTGTGTGTTAGAGCTGGTGGTTTGTGTTCCCCACAGTTCAGAGCAAGTAGCTCTTGGTTGCCGGGCACGTTAGGGAAGTGGACACCATTCGTATTTATGACGTTTAGACGCTGAACAGTGGCTGACCCCAGCATCCCTTCAAGTAAGTCATCACAAGAGGCAAGGCGCACTGCACGACCCACGTTCCCGTGTAAACACCAACACAGTTCAACTCCGTATGTGGCCATGGTCGTATTCAGTTGTAGTCATGTGTCTAGTCTTTGCGTATGCCTTGGAGGATGGCAATGCCGATGGATATTAGCAGGGCGTACCATGCGAGTATCAGCATTGGGAGAGCCTTTGGGCTATGAAGTTGATGTCTGATGGACGCCAAAGGTAGCACTCAGCGTGGGGGTGAAGTGTTCTTAACCATTGCAGTTGCGCTTCTGATGCTTTGCCTTTCTCGGTCTTTAACTCAGCAAAGATGAGGCCACGCTCTTGATGAGCCATGACAAGGTCAGGGAACCCTGTGGAACCTGTGGTGATGTATCGCCCGGTGCGTGTCATTGAAGGCTGTGAATGATGCAGTGACCAACCGAACTGAAAGGCCAACGCTTTTACTTGGGCTTGAAACGACGCTTCGCTCATGGCTATCATCGTTTGTCTTTTCCAAGCATGAACCCGCACATGAACACAGCAGAAAGCATGATGACCAAACTAAACAAGTCGAGCATTAGAACGGTTCCTCTGGTGTGTCGTACTGCGGAGCTGCTTGTTCACCACTCTTGAGCGTGTCAATGAATTGTGAGGCTTCGCGTTTAGTCCAGCCCTGTATTCCAGATGGGACTGTGCGCCCCATGGATTTACAAACGGCACGAATCATGTTGAGTTGCTTATCGCTTGCGAGGTTTGACGGCTCTGTAACTTGAGTGTCGCCCTGCATACGCACGACCTTGCCCATTTCTTCACGACTTGGGCGCTTGGTGAAGTCAGAACCTGACAAGCCAGCATTTGCTAAGGCACGACCCACAGCTCCTGTCTCACAGTTTTCTAGGTGGCTGGTCTTGTTGACGTTGCCTTGACCACGGATTTCCTCAGCCCAACCAGTAGCAATAATTTCACCATCCAGCCACAGTTCAGCTTTGAACACGGCAATGTCGCTGAGGTAATGAACTAGCTCAGTAATCACCCGGGCATCGGGGTGAGCCTTCAGGAATCGGTCAAGCCTGCTGGCTACTGGTTCGTAATCGTCAAGATTAAAGGCCACGAGCGTGTTCCTTTTCTATGCGGTCAAGCTCAGCGCTAAGGCGGACAACAGCAAGTTTAAGAAATTCAATTTCTTGTTCTTTGGCATAGAGCAAATCAGCTACGTCATCGTTGTGTGTGTATTCACTCATCAGCGTCAACCATTTTGATTTCACTGATGTACCTGATGCCTTTAGATGGGCCACTGTTGTTTAATGATGGGTGCCATGAATCCCGCACCTTTTCAGCGAGTGTTGGCAATGTATGAAGTACGCCTACAGCTTCAAGCACAAGACTTGATTCTTTGAAGCGCAACTCAAGAGCCAAGTTATGGCTGAGATTGGTTAGTTTGGCGATAAGTTCGCCAGTTGATGTTTCCATTTGTTTCCTTTGTTATTTTCCTGATGTTGCACGCCAGTGGCCTAGACCACCATTGTTATATAGGTAGCCAGCAACTTTGACATTGCATTGAGCGTTAAGCAGAGCTTTGACCACATCTTGTTTCTTACAGACAGCGCGTGTCACAGTAGCCCATGAGCCTTGAATCTGCATAAGTCCAACATCTGGACGACCTGTGGATTTGCGAACTGGTGACAATGCACGTTCGGTGCAACGGGATTCCCGATACATGATTCTGGACATGACCGGGACAACTTTGGCTGGGAAGTGTCGCTTTAAAAGCGGTTCCCATTTTGGGCATGAATTAGCAGCTGCACTGGCGTGCGCTGGTACGGATAGGACGGCGAGGAGGGCTAGTGCCATGATGCGTTTCAGGTTCTCTCTACTTCGATAGGCGGTGACCAACTCAGGTAGGGAGCCAAGCGATGTGCGACTGTAATCCTGATATGTTCACCTGTTTTCAAATCCGTGAAGATTTGAACGAGTGTCAACTTGTCCTTTGAGACTAACGGAAGGTACCCCCATGTGGGAATCATGGTCTGTTTGCCATCATTTTTAGCCAGAGCCAGCAACTGACCCATCCCATTATGAAACTGTATATAAATTGGGTATCGGTCATGCCCAGCCCCTGACCATGTCAAGACCTGACTGTGTCACAGCGCACACAATGCCCTGAGAGCCTGTTGAGAGCGTCCTACGGATGCCTAAGTCGTGGATTAGTCCTGCAGTGCGCAAATCTGAGCAACGCTTCCAGTAGCCCTTTATTTCGTGGCCTTGGGCTAATGCTCGAGAAGCTGCTTCCTCATCGGTGAGGCCAAGTGTGGCGTCTGCGTAAATGGCGAGAAGGATGGCGCGATGGCTACCAATCCTCATGGGGCTGACTTGCCGTGATGTTTCAGGGTCTGAACTCCTGAACAGTGGTAAATCGAAGATGATTTTCTGCATGATGTGTTTCCTTTGTTGAAGCCCTTTGAGTGGCTGGATGTGACTTTACACAATTTGAGAAGTCGGTGGTGGATACCCCAATGGAAACAAAGGCACCCACCACCTAGCCCCAGCCCGCTCAAACAAGCTGGGAATCCTTATTTTAAAGCTCTGAATACTTCATTAAAGTGGTCCGCTGTTTGGTCAGCTAATTCAATATGAAACCAATTTGGTGAGCCTTGATAGGAACCAGCGTTGTCGTCAGAGGTAAATATCTTGACTCCTGCTTTGCCTTCGCCACGAGAGCAACGGTAACCAGCGCCGTAGGAACCATAGGCATACCAGTGCATTTCACATAATCCAAGGGCTTTGCTGTTGGCTAGGAACCAATCCCAAATGATTCGAGCTTGTGCTTCGTCTTTATATTTGAGGTCAGCTGCAAACCCCGTGGCGTGTACTGATAGCCCTGCGCCGTTGCGCATTGCGCGGTTGGCGTATGTGCCTAGTGATGTCATGCCCCAGCGTTTGCCACATAGTTCAACCAATTTGGCTGTGACGGGTTGTGTTTGTTTTCCGTCCCATGCTGGGTAGTACGGGTATGGGCGATTGCTCATGGCTGTGGTGGGTCTTTCGGTCTGTCTTTGAGGCCGTTACCTGCTAATACTCCCAAGAGCCCACCTGTCAATGTGGCAAGCATTGGCGATAATACAGACCATGCTGCATCATCATTGGGTGAGACTTCGAGCGGTTGTGTCACGAACAGTAGGCCGTACAGCAATGCCAAGATTGACGCAAGAAATGCAATGGTTAATCCGATGGCTACGACAAAGATAAGTCGTGCTTTGATTTCTTCGTTGCTGTGTCTGTTGTCTGGTTTCATACGCATTTCCCTCCTGTGCCGTAAGCGGGTGCTGTTGTTGTGCTAATTGTCTCGGTTACCCCTCGAAGGGCTTTGTTTTTTGTTGGTGGGCAGTTGAGACGTTCACGGTCTGCGCAAGCAGTCAGCGATGCACAAATCACCAACAGAATTAGGCTTTTTTTCATTATGCGCCCAACGGTTCAAGAACAATGAGTGAGTGAGAACCAGTTTTGGAAACGCCATACAGCACTTGTCCTCGTTTAATAAACAAAGAAATTGTGTCGTTGGTTGTGATTTTAAGACCGATTGTGTCGGTGACGTCACTTCCGCCGATATAACAATCATTTCCAAGGGCGCGAATATAAATCCAACTGCTACCAACTTTTGGTCCGTAGACAACTTGTGCAGTTGTTGTTAGTGTTTTAAGACTTGTTTTCATTTAGAATCAAGCTATTCCGCATCTGGTTTTACCCAGCCAGCCTTGATGAGTTCGGCTTCGGTTGGTTGTGGTTGGTCATTTTCCCAAAGAATAATGCCGTATTCATTGGTTGCCCATCCTGATTCAAAACCAAGGGCATTAAGGGCTGTGATGATTGTTAATTGGTTCATGCGCTTATCTCCATAAGTGTCAAAGTGCTTGAGCCGTACGCCTGAACAGATACCTCAGCGGCATTGATTCCGTTAGCAAATTGCACTTTGTAAGTTGTTGATGAAGTTGTTGCAGGACTATCTAAATAAGAAAGACTAGCCCCGCCGCGCAATTCAAGAAGACTGTTTGTATATAACTGTCCGCTCAACGATATGACGGTTGTAGCCCCACGAACTAGACGAAGATTCACTTCGCTTTGTGAATTGCCTGCGCTTTTTCTAATCGGCATTGACATAAACGCCAAGATTTTATTAGTTGTTGCTTGGGGAGTGATTGAAGCCGTCAGTCCTGAGTCGGCATATGTGCTAGTCGAATTTGAAGTCACTGAGTCGTAAGATGCGTACACAACTTGCAAGACACGAAATGCGCCCCTCAAGTTGTTCATCTGATCTGCGGTCAGAATCGCCCCAGCAACAAAGGCTGCCGGAAGGTTGGTTGGTGTTGCCATGTTTGTCTCCTTTAGAAACTTAGAAGGTTGGTTGTTGAGAGCGTTCCGAAAATTGCGTCGTTCAATGTGAGGTATTGGTTGCCGTCTGTGGACTCAAAAGTGTACGAAACAATGTGAGACCCTGGAACGATGCGGTGTTCAATTCCTGAGGTAATCAAGGTTTGCGATTCTGATGTTGGGGTGCCAGTTGAGTAGTCCTTTTGCACCGTCACAATTGACGTGAGGTCGATGGCGAAAAGGATTGACCATTGTGCCGAGGTAAGAGCTGCTAGTTCGCATGAGACGCCTGTGAAACGGACGACTGGGTTTCGGTATTTACCAAGAAGGTATGCGCCTAATCCTGCGACTTCTGCGGTTGTTGAGTTAAGCAGTTGAAGAAGGTTGTAGTTCTGCGCCTGGTACAAAGCAATTGAGGTTGCATCTGACGAGGTTTGTGCAGCTCCTGCGGGTGATTGCGTCACGATGTAGTTGTAAAGCAACTCTGATCCGTACTGGTTGACAAGGGTCATGTATGGGATGCCTGTGCCATCGGTTGTGAACGAGGCTCCCGAAACAGGGTTTAGAACGCTTGTCCGTCCCTTGAAGGTGAGGGTTCCGTCGGCTGAGGTGTAAAGGTAGCCCTGCTCGGAGGTGTTGACTTGCTGAAGGTAGTTGAGGACGTTTGTGTCCTGGGAGACCGCGTAAGCGCCGAGAGTTGACGACCCTGTGCCGATAGACCTTGCGCCCTGGTAGGCGACCTCTGGACGGCTTAGGACGGCGTCTACGCGCAATCCTGAAGTCTGTGCCGATGGGGTAAAAGCGTTAAGTTGCTGATTGGCAAGGGTGCCAAAGGTGTCAACGCATCTGGCGACCATTCTGCCCTGGTTGGCGTTTTGATAGTCAAGGTTCCAGTCCTCGACGAAGCCTGAGTAAATGGGGGTGCCGTTGGCGTAAATGATGATTGGCGCGCGAGGCAGGACGAACGGGTAGTAGATCGAGGATGTGTTGAGCGGGTCAAGAACTCTTGAGTTGTTGTTGAATACGACCTGTGCGGTTCCTGC